GCCGTCCGAATTAAAGGTCCGTACCCGCCAGAGCAGCGCCCCGCCCGGCAGGGTATCCGCCGGAACGATCACGCTCTGCGCCGCGCCGGTCACAGCGGCAAGGCTCTCCCAGCTTTCCCCCGCGTCGGCCGAATATTGCAGGCCGGCCTTCGTCTGCGCCGTCCCTGTGGCGATGACATGCTCCCACGAAAAGGCGTTTGCCTCGTTGCCGGTCAGGTAAGCGCCGGAGGGCGACACAATCCGCGCGGTGGACAGGCTGTCGATTGTGGTCAGATTGATCCAAAAATCCGCGTCCGCCTCCCAGACCGCGCCGTCGGCCATCGTCACCCTGGAGACCCGCCATTGCAGCGCCGCCGTTGACGCCGGAAAGGTATTGGCCGGAATCTCCACGCTCTGCCCGGCGCCGGACACATTGACACTGTTAACCGTCCCGGCAGAACCATTCCGCCACTCGAATACCGCCGACGCCTGTGCGACCGGCGCGGATACGGTGTAATCCTTGTTGTACCCGATATTCCACCGGAAGGTATTGGCGGCGCTGTCGTCCACAAAAGCGCCGTCCTCCGGGGTCATCCCCATAGCCCGGGGCGGCTTGATGGTGCCGAAATATCCGATCTTGAGGCTGCCGCTGTCGTCGAGCGGGACGGTGACAACACCGCCCCACCCCGAATAGGTGATGCGGTAATGAACGATCAGCCCGCCGCCCGCTCCCCATCCGTCGTTATCCGCCGGGAAGGTGTTGGCCGGAACGGTAACCGCCGACCAAGGCGGGGTGCCCTCGCTCGTCGTCACCGGCAGCGACAGGCTTTGCTCCGCCTGAATCACTTCCCCACCCCGGTAAACGGTGAAATAAAAGGTGGCGTTCCCCGAGGGGCTCACATAGTTGTCCCCCTGCTTGATCGCCGCCGCGAAGATCGACGGCTTTGCCTGATCGAGCACGCCGATCATCCCGTCCGTCGGGTAAATTTGAGGGGTGGACATCTCCGCCCTGTAATTGCTCGCCATTTGTCATCAGCCTCCCGCGTATCCCGCGCGGATGCTCTGCCGCTGGCCGTTGAGCGTCTGCTCCATCCGCGCCACCTGCGCCAGATTGTCCGCGTTGATGCTGTTGTAGTTGTTGATGGTCATGGACTGCCCCTCCGTCAGCTTTGCCCGCTGAGAAGCCGCCGCCCTGCGCTCCTCAAGCTCTTGTGCCCTTGCCGCCGCCCGCTCGCGTGCCGAGGTATTGAGGACCCGGCCGGCTCCCGCAGAAGCCTTTTTTGCACCAAACAGAGAATCCGCAAGGTTGCTGGTATCGATATATCCGATCTTGCCAACCTCGCCCAAATTAAACAGATTACCCCCGCCGAGAAAATCCGGCAGCTTGATGCTGTTGAGCCATTTGAAAAAAGCGTTGAGTCCGTCGATCAGCCAGTTGATTACACCGATCACCAGATTGATCGGCGCGGCCGCAATTGCCGCCAGCCCCTCAAAAACGCCCTCAAAGATTTCCGAAACGCCCTTCCACGCGCGCTCCCAATCCCCGGTGAAAACGCCCCGGATAAAATCGATTACACCGTCAAGCACCTTTTTGATTGAATTCCAAAGATTCTGAATATTTGCAAAAAAGCCATTGACAACCTCGCCGGCGCTACCGAACACCTCCGTCCAGTCCTTTTCAAAAACTCCTTTGAGAA